GATGAACAATCTGATCCAGTTTTTTGTGTATTTAAAGAGTCTGTTTGGGGCATTAGAGCTCTAGTCAGAATACTTTTAGTATACAGATTCCACCATAAAAGATTTACAGTTGAGGACATCATTGAAAGATGGGCTCCTCCAAGTGAGAATGATACAGATGCTTATATAGCGTATGTATGTAGAGAAATGAACTTTAATCCTATGGATAAGTTAGACAATAGTATTGAAGATTATTTACCATTAGTAAAATCCATAATTCAAATGGAAAATGGTATGCAACCTTTTGATGATGAGCTATTAGTAGAAGGTATGTACAAAGCTTGGGAAGGTTTCCCAACAGGTTCTAATAAGGTATCATAATATGGAAGGTACTCTCAGTGAATTACTGGTTTACTTTTTGGTTACTGGTAGCCTTTATAGCTCTAGCCCTATTCGGTGGGCCTAATCCAATAATATTTAGATAAGGAGATATGTATGTGGTTTAATTTATTATCCATGGGTGTAAAGACAGCTAGTCATTTATACAAAAACAAACAAAAAACAAAGATGCTAATGTCAGATGCACAATCAATGTACGCTGAAAAAATGGCAAGAGGTGAAATTGAATATAAAGCGAAGATTATTGAGAGTAATGATAAAGGCTGGAAGGACGAATTTGTTCTTATTCTTGTATCTCTCCCTATTCTTGTACTGGTCTATTCTATCTTCACTGACGATCCTGAGATTCGTACTAGATTAGATATGTTTTTTGAATATTTTAAACAACTTCCATATTGGTATCAAGGTATATTTATAGGAATAGTTTCAGCTATCTATGGTCTTAAAGGTGCTGACATTATGCGTAAGCCAAAGTGAATCAAGTTGTAGGATATTGCAAAGGGTGTAATAAAGAAATAATACACACGCAATCTTTTATAACCTTACCCAACAAACAAGTTTTATGTCCTAAATGCTATAAGAGTTCAGGAGCTCAGTTGCCTTTTTGGGACACAAATAACAAACCAACTTTTAACAAATGAGACAATTATTAATATTTATGCTATGTCTGTTTTATACTAATGCTTTTGCAGGTAGTACTCAGACTAATACTACTGGAAGTAATACAGCTATAGAAGGTGGGTATACAGGTGGAGCAACTACTTATGAAGATGGTTCAACATCAACTTCTACTACAAATTCTACATCAACATCTAATATAAAATCAGCTCCTCCAACAGCTTCGGCTCCGTCATATAATAGTATGACTCAAGATGTCTGTAGTACAGGTGCATCTTTAGGTGTACAAACATTCGGATTAGGTATATCAGGTGGTAAACATTTTATTGATAAGAATTGTGAGAGATTAAAGTTAGCCAGAATACTAAATGATTTTGGAATGAAAGTAGCAGCAGTTGCTATACTTTGCCAAGACGAAAGAGTTTTTGAATCTATGATTCAAGCTGGAACTCCTTGCCCTATTGATGGACACATTGGTAAAGATGCTATGAAATTATGGAATAAATATGATCATGAAAGACCTAATTATAAAACATATGTAAAACGAATGAAGAAAAGAAAAAAAATAGATAAAAAAATTTATATAGAAGAACTTAAAATAATTGAATTAGAATCAGACAAATGAAAACAATAGTATTATTTATAAATCATTACTCTAGTAAACTTCAAGTATGGAGTTGGCAAAAGTTATGGGGAAATAGAAAAGAAGGATTAGGATATAAGAAATGAGTAAGTTATGCCTAGACCAGTAAGAAAATGGATAGTTCGTTTAAGAATGTGGTACGCAGATTTAAGAGGACATCATGGTAAACGCTGGGATTATGAACCATCTAAAAATTATATGAGGAAACGAAAATGAATATAGATAAATGTGAAGATTGTAAATGTAATTGTCATTGCAATGTTAAAGATCATCCTAATTTTAAAGGTGTTTGCCCTTGTGAAAATTGCAAATGTAAAAATTTAGAAGATAGTGAAAAGACAACATAATACAATCTTAATAGGAATATTAGGAACAGTATTATTAGGACTTTCAACATGGGTTCTTATTACTTTAATTGAATTACAAACAATAGTAGCAATGATGCAGCAAGAACTAATGTCTTTAGATAAAGTTTTTGGTCGTATTTATGCACATATGGATAGATTAACTAAATGAAATGGTGGTGTTATATAATTTGGGGTAGTCTTTTATGGCTAATGTTATCTTGGTTTGCAAGTTCAGTAGGATTAGCAGAAGATAATGATACAGCTTTTACTACAAACATATTACCTAATGCTGGAACAACTACATCAGGTTTAACTAATTCAACTTTAGATGGAGTGCAATCTGGATCTACAGGTGCATTAACTAATAATTCTACACACAATGGCTTCACAATAACTTGTGATACGCAAGTTAGTAATGCTTGTGGTAATGCTTTTAATGGAGAACTAGAAGCATCACATGACATGACAGTTAAAGCTACTGGAAGTTTAGTTGGTATAGAAGGAGATAGTACACCAGATGGTGTTACTCATACTTCTACTCAAATAAAACTTAATGGTGGAATAAATTTAAGCAGCTCTATATCAGTACAAAACTGTGAATGGAGTGGATCAGCTCATCAATGTGGTAATTCTGTAGGAGTTGTTGATTCTTATACTATTATTATGAAAGTTTTAGATGAAGATGAAAATGTATTAGCTTCATCTACTCAAATAAGAACAACAGATGCTGGTTACAATTCTAATGCACAATCATTTGACGATAGCTTACATTATAATGGAGTTCATGCTAATAAATACGAATGGTCTTGGACAGGAATTGATGGATCAGAAAGTACATCATCAGCTTTAAGAGGGCCAAACTTATTAGGAGCTGAAATGATTTTAGATTTTCCTGTAGAAGATTACGAACCTTTATCAGCACAAGAAATTAAAGATATGAACGAAGGTTTAGGTACAGCAAATTTAAATGAGTCTGAAATATGGAATGTTATATCTGGACTTGAAGAAAGCATTAGTGAAAAATTAAACGTAGAAACAGGTGGTGCAGTAACAAGTGTAGAGCTTACAGAAAATTTTGAGATTGTAGTTACAACATCTAAATCAGCAACTATTAAAGAAACTGCTAAAGTACAAAAAGTTGTTCAAGTAATGAATAAAACTAAAGCAGTTGAAACATTAAAGAAAGAAGTTATTGCTGAAGTTATTAAAGAGACTAAGAAAGAAACTATTAAAGTAGCAGCAAAGAATGAAGAAAAAGAAACTAAAGAAGAAGAATCCAATAGCAAAGTTGCTACAACATCTATTGTTCAGAAGTCAAAAAGTACCAAACAAAAAAAAATACAATCGGAAAAAACTGTTAAGCCTAAATTAAAAGTAATTATGGCAAAGATAGATGCCAAAGTTAAAAACCCTGTAAAGAATTTACAGCTTAAAAATTTAATAAAAATGGATGCTATGACAGAAGATCAAGCATCTTTATCTGTTTATAATGTACCTTTTTATATACCAAAAGATATATACTTAGATCAGCTTAATATGATTGATAATAGATTAATATATAATGGAGTACAGTTAGTTAGTTATATTACTAATGATAGTATAGGAATTAAAGAAAGAACATTACAAGAACTAAACATAAACAAACAAAGAATATTAATAGAACTTAGGGAGTTAAAAAATGGTTAAAGATATTAAAAAAAATCTTACAAATATTGTAGTTATTATTGGACTTATAGGAAGTATAGGTGCAGGATTTATTAAGTATGGTGAAATTATGACTAGAATTGATGTATTAACTAACGCATCTAAAACAATTGATTTATCTATAGTTGCTGTATTAGAAGAAAAAGTTAAAGCATTAGAAAATATAGATAGTACACATGAACATCCTGTTACTCATGGTCATACTAAACCTATGATTAATGCCAAAGAAATAGAGTTATTGAAAGTACAGTTAGAAGAATTAAAAATATCCACATCAAATCCATTATCTAATTAGATTTACTGTCTATATTAAAACTAAAAGATCTACGTTCACCTTTTGTTCTAAATGGATAAACCATATGGTATAAATACCAAGGAAATATATAATAATCTCCAATAGTAGGTTTAGCTGAAAAACTGTTTTCAGAAAACAAATGTGTTTCTCCATAAGACATTTCTATATAACCTGCGCTTGGATTATGATCTTTATCTTCTTTATCCCATTCTTTATTAATACCTTCTGGTAAACTTAAATAACCTACACAAGATAATTTACAATCACTATGATAGTGATATGGATTAAAGTCACCATTAAAAGTCCTTACATACCAACCAGCTTTAAATTGAAGTTCTTTTGAATCTTTGCTTTCAGTAAATTCATTAATGTATGTTTGCACTATATTTTGAAAGAAATAAGCCCATTTAGCAAATACCTTAGGTGTTATAAGTAATTCTTGTTTCACATTACCTACAAGTTGATCTGAATAATCTCTTTCAACACTTAAATTTTTCTTTAATATATCTTCACAATCTTGATTATAATCATCTATTAATTCTTTAGGTAATTTACAATAACCAATTGATGGGCCAAATGGTTTATAAATTTTTAAATTTATTTCGTGTTTAACCATAATCTCTTTCTATTATCATTTCTAAATAATGAATAGCTTTTTCTATATCTTTTTGTTTCCCTTTAGATGCGTGTCTACATATATATTTAATTGCATTTCCTTCTGCAAATAAAAGTTTATTTTCATTAATAAAATGAGCTGGTTGTATCTTCATATCTTTATAATGAGTTCCGTCTACTTGTTTATTAAGTGATTTGTATGTCATATCTTTAAATAGATCTTTATGCGTCATTGAATGTTAACCTAAACTTACCTTTATGTTTATACTCTTTACGTGGTTTATTTAATACTTTGTATTGATCTTCTCTTAATACATATGAATCTAGTTTCATAGCAGCAGTAAATTTTTTACAAGCTATACCAGAATCTATATCTGCCCAAGAACATATAGTTTGAAAGTCTTGTGAGTTACCTATAAGCCATGCAATAGCATTACGTTTATCTGTAATATAATATTTATTTAAACCATCATATATAGCATCATGTAATGCTTGATTTATAATAGCTCTAAACAATATTAACTCAGGACTTTTGCTCATCAACTACTTCCAAAGTACTATAATCTTGACGGACTGAATCTTCTTTCCAATCAAATGTATTGTGGCTTAGTTTTTTAAATTCTTTTCTTGCAGTTTCTTCATCAGCAGCACTCATATATACATCTGCTCTAACTGCTTGATGGAATCTACAAATAAACTTAAAAATCATATATTATTTTTACGTCTACTTGCTTCTAATGTTCTAAAGAGATCTATAATCAGACCTTCCTTATCACGTTTGTTTTCTAATGTAGATGCTTTTACTTCAGCACTAAATATTTCTTCTACTGCAGTCTTATAAGTTCCACTAGCATAATATGCTTGTTCTTTTGCAGATATACTTTTATCTTCTGTGTTACCTGTTATGTGTAATGCCTTTTTACGTTTAAGTAATCTGTCAAGATATTTAACATTAGCATTTGCTTCTGCATTAGTTTCATCTGTTTCAGCTAAAAAACTTAATGCTTTTTCTAATCGTTGTTCACTAATCATTTTACACTCTTTTTGTTATTCCAGATATTATTATTAAAAACTTGAATGAGTCTAGATACCTCAACTTCATGTTCATTTTTAAACTTATCTTTAAAAACTACTTTACAATCATCAGCAGGTAATTTAGTTTTGCCATATAATATTACAGTATCACTAATCATTTTTCTCCTTTACTGGTTTACAATACGTTAACATAACTTGATACTCTTTGGTATCTATTTTATAAAAAATACCTGTATTTTTATCATCTCTATAATAAAGATTTTCCTCTACATATTCTTCACAAGATTTATAATCTATAAATTTTTCTTTAAGAATATATTTCATTCCTAGTTTTGCAGGATCTATTTCAGTTGGAATAAGTAACATCATTAATAATTCTATCATAAGTTCCTAATTTAAAAAGGCACTACTGTATGGGTCTTAACCACTTTACAGCAATGCCTAGTTTTCTAACTCAAGGGAGATAAGAAATTATTAAAATGGTGCATCATCTTTTAGTATTTCTTCAACACTATTAGCTTTAGCTTCCAATATTTTTCTGACATAATTATCAATCTGATTAAATTCAGAATCAGTTGGTAATTTAC